AATGCTTAGATTCATCATAAGCAAGCATTGTTTCTGCATTTGGTGCATAACCATAATTTTTGTTTTGTGCTTTTGCAAACCAACAATCATATGCTATATAACCTGATTTATTTTCATATTCTTTGCCTGCAATGCAGCAATGTAAATATTTATCTTGATATGGTGCAGTATCATTAAATGCTTTTACAAAATCTTGAATAGTTTCATGTTGATTATCTTGTTCTTCAAACCATTCTCCAATATTTAAAGCATTAGATAAGTTTTTAAGAAACATTAAGACTGATCTATCTCTTTGAATTTTAATTCCTGATTTAGTTTCTCCATCAGCAAAAGCATATTGACTTGCTTTAACTCGGCCTATTTGACCTTCATAATGTCCTAAACTTTCATCATTTCTATCTCTCATAAAACCTTCAAAACCTTCAATTGGTTTAGTTTCAGTTTCTAATAAAATATGATAGGCACCTTCTATAAATCTAAATTCATCTAATCTAATGCTGTTAATTTTTAATTCATGATTGCCAGGAGCAATTGTTTTAGGAAGTCCATTACCACCTGATGTTGTTAAATCTGTTGTACTTAAAGCCATTTAATTTTTTTTAATGTTAATAATTAATTTTACTTGTATATTTTATTCCAGTGAGTTTTTATCTCACCATTTTCATTCATTTCAGAAATTACGATTTCTTCATCTCTTAAGTGCTTTGGTCTAGCACCACATGTTACATTGTCATTATTCTTAAAATTTATAACAGTTTCATTACCTTTTCTGTACATGTAACCTATTGCATCAGCATTAGCACATATTAAGGATTTTATTTTACCTGTTAAATCAATATTAGCAGCCATTACCATTTCTCCTTTGTCATCTACAACTTTGTCTTTAATATGACCTGATAAAATAATGTGGGGTGCTAATGTATCAATAAAATCTAAAACTTGAAAGAAAGCTTGACGAATATATAAATAACCTGCTCCATTTGCCAGTGTAGTTATATTATCTCCATCATAATTTTTACCCATTGAAGTTTTTTTATAAAGATTTATTGCTAAAGGCATAACCATTTCTTCTAATGCAGTTACTGTATCTACAGTTACATAATCATAAGGTTTATCAGCATCTTTAATAGCTTTACCAGCATCTAAAAGTTCTTGAAGACTATTAATTTTAACTTTTAAAGCTTCTACATACTCAGCTCCATTTTCTAAATCTAAAATTAAATTATTTTTAAGTCCTGCATATGCAGTTGTTTTACCTGTTTTAGGTTTACTATAAATAATTAATCTTTTTGGATTAACTCTTTCAGCTTTTATTTTTTTTGTTGGAAGTACTATACTCATTTGTTTTTTATTAATTGTTCTAAACTATTTGCTATTCTATCCAATGATTTTTTTATACTGTCAATATTTGCTTCAGAATCAGTACTATACCAAGGTGCTTCAATTGATTTTGTATCTTTAGAAGTTTTTTTTAAGTCAACTTCTAAATATTCTTTACCAAAATCAGGAAAATCTGCAGGTTTAGTTTCTATTTCTTCTTTAATAGGATTTTTTAAATAATCTTGATAAGTTGCATAAGGTATTTCTTTACCAGATTTTTTATCAATTGCTACAAGTTCATCCATAGTAAGTACATAAACTTCATAATCATTTCCTGATTTACTAGTTTTTTGTTCTAAAACATATTCTTCTTTATAAAAAGGATTATATTTTAATTTATACAATGTGTGTGTTGGATCTTCTGATACTCCACTAAAATCACTTAATTCTACATAAATATCTTTACCTTGTTTTAATTCACTAGGAAAAAATTGCATTTTAAGAGCTTCTCCTGGAGGAGCCCATGCAGACTTAGCAATAAATAATGGATCAATAATATTTAACTTTTTAAATGTTGGCAAATGTGTTGCCATAAGAATCTTTTGATTCTCTTGTCTTGTACTCATATTTTAATTTTTGTATTTGTATTTGTTGATGTATTACTAGGTGTATTCATTTCTACTATTCTTATTGTATCTCTATCTAATTTGAAAAAACTCATTCTAGTATCACCATTTCTACATTTTAAAAAATGAAATACTAAAGTATCTGGATCAACTATTTGAAATTTTTCAGGTCCGTAATATCTAATTTTTCTAGCTGCAGGTTTATTAATACCTAATACAATATCAGCATGTTGCAATAAAGCATCTGCTCCAAATAAATCAGAATCAAGAATATAGTTACCATATGTACCTTCTAAAGCACGTTTAGGATCATCTATATTTCTATTAAGTTGACTTAAAATTACAAATGTTAAAGGATAAGTTCTTTTCATAAAAGTAAGAGCTTCTCCAAGATTATATAACATTTCAAATCTATCCTTTTCATATTTAGCTTTTTTAAATAAAGCTGAATGATCAACTGTTACCAAAAGTTTAGGATATATTTCTTTTTCATCTATTATTTTTACATTTTGTTCAAAATGATAATGTATACTTGCACAAAATTCATCGACTGTACAAGGTCTATATACTGAAAAGACTTTATTGTTTTTATTTAATGAACTTGTATAGTGTCTACATTTATCATAAATGTCTTCATCAAGAGATTCATACTTACTATGTAAAACACCATAATTTTTTTGAGTTATGGCTGAAAATGCTCTCATACCTAAACTTTTTTCAGGCATTTCAAATTGAAATTGTAAAACTTGAAAATCTTGATCTTTATTCAAAGCAATAACTTCAGTAACAAGTTGTTCCATAAACAAAGTTTTACCTACACCTGGTCTTGCACCAACTACAGTTAATGTATTCCATTCTAAACCATTTAGTGTAGCATCATTAAACTTTGGCCAAGCAGTTTTAAGACTTTTAATTTTGCCATCCATTCGCCCTCTCATTTCTAAAAGAGCTTTTTCATATGCACGTACTTTACTAATAGCCTTTAAAGGCTTTGCATTATTAAATTCTTCCAAGGTTACACTATTTTTTCTTTAAATAAATTTTCTTCAAGTGAATTACCATACTGTAACATGTCACAGTAAGTAGCTAAATCTGATTCAAAAGATTTATCTAAATTTTGTTTTCTAATAAAATATTGAGATGTTCTCATATATTCATAGTTTTTTAAACTATATTCTTCTACATATTTTTTAGTTGCAGTAAGTACAGTTTCCCAACTATATTCATAATTTTCAAAAAACCATCTAAAACCTGCTTCAAGATTTTTTACATTAGTTCTTGCATACTTACCACTATTAAGTTTTCTAGTAGGGAAAATTTCATTGTACATTTTAATAGATACATCAAAATTATCACCCATTAAATGTTTAGAGGTTTTCTTTTTACTTTTTCTAAAAAAAGATGTTAATTCTTCAATAAAGATAATACTTTTTCCTGAAAGAGACAAGTCTTCTTTTAACCAATCTTCTGCTTGTAACCTTTTGACTTCTAGGCTACTATTAACTAAATCATTTACAGATAATTTATTCTTTATACAATGTAATACATACAAAGAATTAGGTGTCATTTTTTCTTTTATAAGTTTATTAAATATTTCGTCCATGTTACCAAATTAAAGAGTAATTATAATTATTTTTTAAAATTGTGCTAACTTCATTAAATATATCTTTGCAATCCCATTCAGATTCTTCTGAATATACTGCAGTTATAGGATGACTTAATGAAAATTTATAATTCATGTCATGAACCATATCTTTCCATTCTTCAGCTTGTTTACCCATATATACATATACAAGCCCTGTATGAGCAAAAGTAAGATAATCAAATAAATATGCTAAAAAAGGTTTCCATATAGGATAATGTTGTCCAACTTTTCCTATTGTAGCTGTTAAAGATGCATTTAATAATAGAACACCTTGTTCTGACCATCTAGATAAATCTGGATTATGTGATTGACCTACTCCATCATATACAGTTCTATTAACAGCATCTAACATAAATTTTAAGGTAGGTTCTTGTGTTAATGTATTACCACAGCTAAATGCAATGCCATCAGCTACATTTAATTGAGAATAGGGGTCTTGACCTATCATGATAACTTTAAGCTCTTTAAACGGACATTTTTCAAAAGCTCTAAATAATTGACTTAACTTAGGTGTAAATCTATTATTGTCTTTTGATAATTTTATCAATTGTTTAATTATATTATCAAAATCATTACTAAATATAAAAGATTTTAGAACTTTATCCCAACCAGAAGGTTTTAATTTTGCAATTACTTTATGTTTAATTTCAGTTATATCTATTGTTTTTGTCATATTTTTTTTATATTTGATTAAAAATTAAGTAATGGAAAGCCAAAGAGTTAAAGAATTAAAAGATGATGCTGTTGTTGATATTCAAATCAACAAAACTTTCTATCAAATGTGCAAAGCTTCATTATATGTTATATTTAAAGAATTATTTGTTAATTCAAGTGATCCTGATGCTTTTGTAAAAGAAATTCTTACCAAACAGTATATTGATATGACTGATAAGGAAAGAATTTTTTATTCATTAACTTTATTAATTGGTGAAGTTGAAAAACAAGCTGAAACTAATGATCTTTTTATTGAAAAAGAAATATCAGTAGAAGAACTTAAAGAAGCTTTGTCAAAAGCTGTTGAAGCTGAGAAATCTAATGAAGGTTAACATTATAAAATTCACCAATTTCAATACATGCTTGTATAGCATGATTTAATTCTTCTTTAGAACAATCAGCAAAAGATTTTATTTCTGAACCTACTATAAGACCTGAATGTTCTTTAATTAATTTTTTCATATCTTCAAAACTATAACCACTTTCATTAGCTAATTCTCTTATACAAGTATGTATCTTAGATATTTGTGCTGTACTACCATTACTATCTGTTAATGAGATAAACATATCTACTTCCTGACCTTCAGAAAGTTTTCCAATAAAAAGGTTATAAGCCAATT